GTTCATTGTTAGTCGTTTAATATGTCTTTTATTTTTGTTTCTATTTCATAAATATTACGTTGTGCCTTATCCATATCAAATAAATCATTAATTGATAAAGAATCGTCACCTAACATCCCTAATATTTTAGATTTTTTAGATACAGATTCACTTAATGGTCCTTCTCCACCAGCTTCTCCACCACCTGAAGGTGCCATTCCTCCACCCATATCCATTCCACCACCTTCTGCTCCGGCCTCCCCACCTAATGCACCTGCAGCCTCAAGTTTTTGTCTTTCATCTTCCGATATACCGTACTTACCATCAACCTCATCAAATACACCTGAACGTTTAATAATATTTTGAGTGTTAGTTAACTCAAATCCCATTGCTCTTTCAAGACGTTGTTGTTGTAAATCTAATAATACATCATTATCACTGAATCCAAGTATGTTCTTTTTAGCCCAAGTATGTGATACAGGTAGAATACCAACTTGTGATTGGTCAGATGTTGCATCTTTATATAGAGTAATCTTTTCTTTCCACATTTCAATCTTCAATAAATCAGATTGAGATGACGGGTTAGTTAATGATAAAGAGAAACTATTCAAATCATCCTCCATACCTAAAAGGTACAAATGAATCAATGCAACTTTGTTTAACTCTTGAATTAATGATTTTTGAATCTTATTGATTGTTCTTGCGAAACGAATATCCATTAATGCAAGATTCTTACCATCACCAACAACTTCCTCAAATCCTAAAAATGCTTTAGGAATACGAAGTGCCGCTAACATTTTCTTTTGGATATATTCTATATCCGCAATTTCACCAAGATTTGCAGCACCAGGTAAAGTTTCAATTGGGTTTGCTTGTGACGGATCACGAACTGGTATGAAATAATCTTGGTCTACCGCCATTTGATTATATCTCATATCCACTTGTCCATTACGTGGGTCAGCGACAGGTGCTCTTTTGAACTTGTTTGCCACTTTTTGTACATATGGTTCGATATCTTTATCGTCCATATTACCCACAAATATTTTAAATACACGTCTTTCAGGTGCTCTCGATGTTCTGTAAATTAACATAGCATCTTCGGCAAGTAAAAGTTGTTTCCAAATACGTCTAATTTTATCTAACATAGATGTACCATACGGTAACTTTCTATCATCACCTAATAATCTAAAGTGAGCAATTTCCCACGCTTGGAATTCCATATCCTTGTTTTTCCATTGGAAACGTAATTCACGACTAGGTACTTTAGCATCTTTTAATTCTGAAGGTGTTTTAGATGCCGCACCTTCAATTCTTTCAATTTCGATATTAGGTAATTGTTGACAACCGATTACTCCTTTTTCAGGATCAATTTTTAAATACACAAAATCATCACCATACTTACATAAACCTCTTGCCCACATTTGTAGGTTAGTATTAATATCTAATTTGTTTTGGAACAAATCTTCAAGTATACTTTTAATTCTATCTGACTCTGAATAAATTGTAAGGATTTCACCTTTTTCTGACATTGTTGTGGATTCTTCCGCATATATGTCTAACGCTGCAGATATTTCAGGTGTAAATTCCATCGATTCATAATCATAATATGCGGCCATTCTTGTTGGCTCATAATAAACTGATTGATTATATAAAGATTGGTCTAATTTAGCCCATTTGTCGGAAATGTACGAGCTCTGTTGAGCTTGTAACATTGCTTTTTCAAATTCTTCCCTATTATCTGTTTTTAATAATTCGTCTTTACTGAAGTTAAATGACGGTGTGGTTTCCTGTGTAACTTTGCCAGGATAACCAAACATACTTGTTAACTTTTGAAAGACTGTTAAATTTTGAACTGCCATGTATATAAATAGTTTTCTTTCTGAATATAAACTAAATTATTGATAAATCAAATCTTATCTTTTTCTACCGAATAACCAAGAGTATTCTTGATAAGAATCTTTGGTTGCTTGCATTGGATTATTTTGATGATATATTTGTTGATTATCCATCCCCATTGACCCAATTTGGTCAAATGATGTACCATAAGAATAAAAAGTTTTATTAGGTTCGTAGGTTCTTTCTGACATAACCCACGATTCTATCATTGCTCTACTTTTAGCTTCACTTTTTTGTAATTGATTGAAACACATATCAGCAGCATAAAGTGCCATTGATAAACTCATAATAGCATCATCGTGAGCACCTTTCATGTGGTCGGGTCTTCCGTTCATATAAACAAACGTATTAAGTTCACCTAATAATCTACTTGACCTAACTTGAAATCCTTTTCTTAATTGTTCCTCAAATGCGGCAACAATTTGTGTTCTTTTATTGTTAAAATTCAAACCTGGTATCTTTTCTAACGCCTTTGCATTATAATCCCATATGTTTTGTGTATTAACACCATCAATATATAAATTTTTATAATTTAATTCTTGTAATTTTCTTGATGTGGCAACTCCCATACCACCGGTTATATCAATAACAATAAAAGCGTCATATAATACTCCCCATTTATATGCAATTGCAGCTAAATCGTCTGGTGGTATTTTACCAATATATTCTGCAACTTGTTCCCTCTCATCAAAATCAACTATGTTAATTGCCGAGAAATCCTCACTATCACCCCTACTAACGTCAACTCCCATAATATAACGATGTCCTTGTACCGGTTCTTTCCAATGCCAAAATGTACCTTGCATATATTTTTCTTTGGGTACACGTATCATATTTTTTGATATGTTTTCTTGAACATCTCCTGGTATAACTCCATCACCTGATCCCAAGAAGTCACATTCTAACTCTTGAGCAATTTTACGTCTATCATACTTGAATTTTTTAGACATGGATTCAAACCAAGATGAGAATGGTTTATAACCTTGTTCTTCATATTCGTGATATTTTTCAATTTCAAAATCATACAAAACAACTTCATTATCATCGTACAATTCTCTATTCAACATGTAATGACAGATATCATTACATTTAACCCAACGTAAGTCTTTAGTGTAACGAGGGTCTTTAAACCATCTTAAATCGGTTATATGAAAATCATTGATACCTCGTAATGCTTGGTCATATACACCGTAATAAATCGGGTCGTAACCATTTGGAGTTGATACAAGAATAATTTTACCTCCTGTAGATAGAGAGGCCATAGATGCTGCCCAAAAATCCTCACCGGCCTCAATATAGGCAGCTTCGTCAAATACAAGAATTGTTGGCGTGTAACCACGTAACGCATCCGCAGATGTTGCAACTGCTTTAACTTCAGAACCGTTATTTAATTTAAATCTACTTTCAGAGTTCTTGTCAGGTGAGAATCCGACATTTAACCATTCTGGCCATTGTTCAATAAAATGTCTAATTTTATTAGCCATTTCCACAGCCGTATCCTTCTTATTGGCAATTACCAAGACTCTTTCCGGATTTTCTGGTTTAGCTAATTGTAATTTTTTTGATAACCAAGCAGCAGTTACGGTTGTGACACCCGCTTGACGATATTTTTTTGTAATATTTTCGTTATAATCCTCATAATCCTGAATCAATTGTAATTGGTCAGGAAATAGGTCCATAGGAACGTATTTCTTTTGTGTATTGTCGTATGTCTGTAGATATGTTCTTAATGCATAAGGAGTATCTTTTATTATACGAGCCAGTTCTTTAATCTGTTCTATCCTACTATTCATATATATAAATACAAAAAAAGGGAGTTAAACTCCCTTTATATTAATCTCGTGGTCTATCAATCCCCATAGAACGTAGGAAATCATCAAAATCATCTTCATCGTCACCATCATCGTCATAATTATTCATCTCCATATCGTATTCGGCTTCTTCCCAATCTTCCTTTCTTAAATGTTGTTCAATTTCTTGAACCATTTTTTCAATAACTTGATTTGCTCTTGGATCTTCTTTAATTACCATATTCATCAATTTAGCAAAATCTTTAGTTGATAATTTTGAAATTCTTGAGAACAAGTAATTGTGTATATGTCTATAATTATCTTCAGATAATCTATTTGGATATGCCGCTGTTAATCTTTCCCAAATAACTGGTCCAAATCTTAAATCCCATATTTCCATTGGTAATGTGTCTGTTACACCCATAACCATATCCGCCTGTCTTTTATCATCAGGTAAACCTTGAGTTGCGATGATTTCCATCGTACCCTTAATTAATTCGTGAACTAAAACAGGGAAAAACACTCCACGTGCTCTAACTGTTGGTGGTTCTGTTTCAATATCAATTTCTTCTTTACCCGCTTTAGTTTCGTTACCTCCACCACCTAACATCATCTCATCTGGTATTAACCAATATAACATATCGTTAACTGACATTAAAATACCATATAATCTAACTATGTTTGGTTTAAGTTCGGTTAATCTTTCCGCAACATATTCAAACATATAGTGTCCTTTTTTAGATGACCCTTGAATCAATGCGTTCATTACCTTTCTTTTGGCAACTTCATCATTGAATATTTCTATTGCTGACATAAATTCTTCAACATCATCACTTGCCTCTTCAGGATTAACACCAAATTCTTGTTCGATTTCTTCATCAGTTGGATTTTCTGATTGATTTGAAAATCCTTCATTATCTATTTGACCAATACCAACTAATTTAGCATCATATTGAACAACACCTTCGGGTACTGCCAATTCTTTTTTAACTAATTCAACCGCCAATTGCTCTAACATTTCTTTATTCTCAGCCTCAAATGATAAAACTTCCATCATAACGCCATTCATAGACAATTGTAATTGTCTAAATGTGTTATGATCTGTTACGTTACCTTGTTGACCAGTATAGTGTTTTACTTTATTTACAACGTCAATAAAACGTTTTGAAGCAATTACCTCCTCAAAATTTGAAGGTAAACCTTCTGGTTCATCTTGTGGTATTGAGGGGTTATCTTTGTACGGAGTTTCTTTATTACCTAATTTTCTTTCTAAATCAGGATTCATTCTTTCGGGGTTGGTTCCGTAATCTATTGGCATCTCATTCAAGTTTTCTTGAATCAAAGATATTAATTTTTTCTTGGAAATCAACATTACTTCTGATCTTTAAATTTAAAACCTAAATTTTTAGCTTTCATAAATTCAGGCATTTTAGGTTTATTTCCAACCATTTCATCTTCACCTAACGCTTTTGGTTTTGGTTTATGTTTTGGTTCAAATGGATTTTCTCTACTTGGTTTTTCAGGTTTAGTAGAAGGTTTTTCTCTTACAGGAGCCTCTCTTGTAGGTTTAGAAGGTGCTGGTTGATTTTCAGTTAATTTAACTTGAATTAATTCCATAATTTCATTTTTAGATGTAAAACTATGATACTGATTTTCAACTAATTTTTCAACCCATTCTTTAACTTGAGATTTCTCACTTTTTCCTTTTAACTTTTTAGAATCCATAAATTCAGGTATACCATTGTGTCCTTTAGTAACTTTTTTCCCAAATTTAGGTGATTCTTCTAAATGTGATTGGTCACACTTACAATCTTTAACTTCTTTACCACAATCGTCACATTTTTTACTTGATTTCTTTTGACCTTTCAAAATTTTAAAATCTTGACCGTCAATTTTACCATTGTGGTTTTTATCTAATTTCTTTTGTCCACCTTTTAATTCTTGCTCATATGTTTCGATGGTTTTATTTAATTTCTTACTAGCAGCAACTTTTTGTTGAAATTGTGGGTCTTTTTTAGAAATCATCACATCTTCTTCAGATAACATTCTTTCAGCCAATGCTAAAAGTTGATTATCGTTTAATCTAACTAAAGTTTTTTCAGATAAACCTTCAGCTAATAATTTTCCAACTATTATATCTCTTTTCATATGTTTTTGAATTTAATTTCTTCACTTAAAAGAATGTAACTTCTTTGTTTTAATTTTTTTGTAACATTTTCCATTGATTCTCCAAATTTAAATGTTAATCTATCATCTTCAGAATCTATGTTAAATTTTTCCCACGCTAAAGCAACAACACCATCTACAGCGTCAATAACTCCGAAATAATCGGAGTCTTGAACTAATTCTAACTGTAAATCTGTGTTTTTTAATAGTCCCACTAAATCAACGTATTCAACGTCGGGGGATTTTGTGTGAGGTGTAATTGATGCCGGTATTACAAACCATTCGTCCATGTCAATTTCAGTTGCAGTACTGAATATAAATTCATACTGTTTTTGACCTTTGTAATCGGAACCGATTTCATTAACATAGATTAGGTGCATTTTAGTTGAAATATTTACTTAAAGTTTCACCGATACTTCTATGGATATCGTTTTTAATTTCTTCTAAATCAACTTCTTTAGTGGCATCTTCTCCCATTTCTAAATCTGCGTGATGAGCAAAATCATCAATTTCGTTTGTATCACCAACATAAGATGATAAATCAATCTCATCAGTGTCCATTGGTGTATTGATAAAAGATTCTAAAGCATCCATAGTAGCATCTTCATCTAAATCTTCGTCAGGAGCCGCTGTTGGTTCTTCTGCAGGAACCTCATCAAATGATGGTTGTTCTGCGTTACCTTCCTCATCTCTTTCAAATTTCTTACCTATTTCTTCAATATCTTCATCATCTAATTTATCTAAATCGACTGCCGAAATAATCATATTAAGAACATACTTAATATCATCACTTTCCATTCTATCATGTAAGTCTCTTAATTCTTGTCCTAATTTACCGGCATATTTTTGAACTTCCGCCATGTAGTCAGAACGTTTTGGTTCACTTGGAGCCTCTTCACCACCATCTGATGGAGGTAAGTCTGTTGGTTCATCGGAAGCTGGAATACCTGAAGGTTCGCTCATATCTGTAGGTGCCATTGTAGGTGCTGCAGATGGTGCGGGAGCCGGTGCTGGCGCATCCATAGATGGTGCGGGTGCAGGTGCTTCAGATTTTGGACTGTTTTGTTTTAAAACATATTTTGTTGCTTCGTGTAATTCTTCTTGACCTTGGATTAAACTTAATCTTTTAGCTGCTTCTGCGTAAGAAGAGAACTTGTTTTTGTTTTTCATGAACATCCCACCGATATAATCAAGTGATGATTCATTTAAACCACTTTTTACATAGTATCCGTCTTTTTCTTTAACGATACCATATACTCCACCATTTTTTGATTCACTAACCATTTCAGGTTTTGAAGATGTGGACTTCTTGTTGTTATTCTCTTTATAGTAGGTTAATTCGAGAATTCTTTTTAATTTCTCATCAGCGTTAAGCTTTTCACTACCAAGGGGTTTTAAATCTGCCATTTTATAAATTGTTAGATATACTTATTCTTATCCTATAAATACATAGATATATAGAAAAAAATAAGGTTCTTTATTGTGCCACAGACAATTTCTTATCTGTAACTATAGTTTTTAATTTTAATAATTTACCGATGTATCCGTTTCTTCTTAATAATTTAAAGGTTAAGTTTTCATAAGAGTACTCTCCACCACCATCTAATCCACTCTGTCTGAACGTTTTTAACTTCTTACGTAATGATTCTATTTCTTTAATAACATCGTTACCTTTTTGAGCTTTTGATATTAAATTGTCTATTTTCTTGGCATATTCTTCACCTTTTTCTAATATTTTTCTTTCGTCAATATTTGGTTTAGACATTTCAGGTTCAATAATCCATTTGTTATTTAGAATAGAATATACACCGGAAGAAATGTGTGGTTCCTCCACATCTTGAACATACACCTCCACATCAAAACCTTTAATCTTGATATCATGTTTTTCATTCCATACATTTTTCTTCGCATCAAAAAATTCCTTAAGTAAATTTATATTGTAATCAGTTTCTTTATAATCAATTACAATATGTAAATCAACATCGGAAAAATTGGACCAATTGTAATTTGCAAGTGATCCCGTTAAGACAACATCATGAATAAAAAACTCAATTCCTAATGTATCAACAAATTCATCCGCAATTTTTAATAATGATTTTCTAATATCATCACGCATTACAATCTTTTTACCTGAAGTTTCGAATATGTTATCTGATAGCGTTTCTTTAGACTCAAAAGATTTAATAATCTTTTCATCCCCAACCCTATCTTCAATCAATTCTTCAAATAAACTCATTGTATTTTTTTGTAATTGTAACTTTTTGCGATGTTTTGGTTAAAATATTTTCCTTGAGATTCGGCTAACCTAAATTTGGTAAACTTATTCCAAGGTACTTTATCATACTGATAAATACCACCGTTATTAAAAGTTACAATTAAATCTTCGGTTTCAGTATTATATGATGCCGTTTTTAAATTTGTTGAGTTGACAGTAACTTCAATTAGTTTACCATCAATTTTTTCTGATATAATTCCCATATAGTATTAGTTTATAGTGTAATATACAAAATAAATGTTAAAAAGAAAACAAACCACAAAAAGG